CTTTTATAAAAAAAGAAGAAAGAATTGTTGTTGGTATTGCAACAGCAGACAATATTGATAAAACAGGTGATGTTGTAGATTTTGAGGCTTCTCTTGAAGCTTTTGAAAACTGGGCTGGCAACATTAGAGAAATGCATAGCCCAATTGCTGTTGGCAAAGCTATTAAATATGAGCCAATAAGAGTGAAGAGCGAAGATGGCGAAGAATATAATGCTATTAAAGTAGAGGCTTATATTTCAAAAGGCGCTCAAGATACTTGGGAAAAAGTTCTAGATGGCACACTTCGTGCCTTTTCTATTGGTGGGTCTATTGTTGAAAAGAAGATGGACTCTACTCGTATGTTCAGAGGCAAGCCTGTTAACATTATTAAGAAATATAGACTTGGCGAGCTTAGTTTGGTAGATAATCCAGCTAATGCTCTTGCTACAGTAGATATTATTAAAATGGATACACTTGGCAATCTAGAATATGCTCTAGAAGAAGTATTGAAAGCAGCGAAGCAGCCTTTGAAAGATCCAAAAGGAGGCCTTACTGCCGCTGGTAGGAGACACTTCAAGCAAACAGAAGGCGCAAACCTTAAGCCCGGTGTTAAAGGCCCAGCCAATACTCCTGAAAAAATGAGAAGAAAAGGATCTTTCTTAACAAGATTCTTTACTAATCCATCTGGGCCTATGAAAGATGAAAAGGGTAGACCAACTAGATTGGCATTGTCTGCCGCCGCTTGGGGCGAGCCAGTCCCTCAGAATGCTCAGGATGCCGCTGCACTTGCGGCTAAAGGCAGAAGGCTTCTAGAGAGATATGCCAAGTTAAAAGAAAAAGATGCAAATAAAATTCTTGAAGAAGATGAAGATATCTTAATGCAAGATATGAATTATTTTATCAACGAGGACTATTCAAAAATATTGGAAGAATTCAATATTTCTAAAGAGGGTGAAGTAGCTACTTCAAACATGGATGCTGGGTTAAAATACCCAGCCCAAGGTTATCCAAAGAATAGAAAAAAGAAAGTTAAGAAAACAAAAAAAGGAGTCATCAATGAGAAAAGACTATACTGAATATACGACTCTAAATGATGTTCTTAAATGTACCCTATCTAATGCTGTCGTTTTTTACTTTGCAGCACACAGGGCACATTGGAATGTTGAAGGGCCTGATTTCTTTGAGTACCATTCTTTGTTCAAAGATATTTATGAAGATGTTTATGATTCTATAGATTCTTTTGCAGAGAATATTAGAAAACTGAATGACTTTCCCCCGCCTATTGGCGACATGGAAGATCACTCAGAATACGAAGACGATTCAGCCTCTTCTGACGCTAAAGATCTATCATTAGATTTGTATATGAAGAATAAAACTTTAGTAGATGTATTGAAATACGCTTTCAATATAGCTAGTTCATCAAATGAACAGGGTATTGCAAACTTCATTGCAGATAGAATTGATAAGCATCAGAAGTGGGGCTGGCAACTCAAATCTTCATTGCTTGCTGGCGGTGTAGAAATTCCAATTCCAGAAGAAGATATGGATGATCCAGCGGAAGAAGAGAATGATACAGAAGAATCAGATTTAATAGATATTATGAATCTTTTAAACATGGCTTTTGGCATAACTGAAAAGTCAGAGGTTGAAAAGTTTGATTCAGATGAAAATATAAAACTTATTAAAATGCAAGATGAATCATTGCAAAATCATGTACAATATGATACAGTTGAAACTATGAACGAGCAAGAGGTCAATAAGCTCTCTTTAATTAAGAGAATGATAAACTGGCTGGTTCCAGATGTTCAAGAAAATACTTCAACCATTTCAATAGTTGAAGAGTCTATCACTACACAGGAGGATGAAATGGATATCGAAGTCCTTAAGGACGCTCTTGGTGCCGTTGTAGATCAGAAGCTAACTGCTTTTGCTTCTTCGATTAAAGAAGAAGTTGAAGTAGCAATGCAAGAAAAGATCGACAATCTCACAAAGAGTTTTGAAGCCAACAGCGTTGAGCTTCAAGAGAAGTTAGAAGCTACTGAAAAGGCTCTCGCTGAACAAGAAGAGCAAGTAAAGGCTTTTGGCAAATCAGGCGCTATCAAAAAGAGCGTCGATCCAGAAGATGATGATGAGAATGAGCAGATCGTTAAGTCTCATCCAGCTTCAGTTTGGAATAATGTGTACCTGCCTCAGGGTATTATAAGTGCTCTAGGCTATAAGTCATAACTAGGAGGATATAAAAAAATGGCAACACAAGAAGAAATTCTTTCAAAAGCTAATGAAGTTACAACGAGTGTTGTTGGCAATGACTCCGGTGGTTTATTAAAGCCCGAGCAGTCCAACAGATTCCTTGATTTCGTTATTGATCAATCAGTGCTTATGCAGAACGCAAGAGTCGTTCGTATGCGCACTCCACAAATGGAAATCGACAAGCTTTCGGTCGGCACTCGTTTGCTGGCTAAGGCTACTGAGGCAACCGACACCAGCACTAACGCTGCTGTCACCTTCAGCAAGGTTTCAATTAGCACAGTTAAGCTTCGTCTTGACTGGGCACTCAGCACCGAGTCGCTAGAGGATAACATCGAAGGCAACTCGCTTGAGGATCACATTGCTCAGGCAATGGCTCGTCAGACTGCTAACGACATGGATGACTTGTTCATCAATGGCGACACTACCTCTGGCAACGCACTACTCAAGGCCCTTGATGGTTTCGTAAAGCTTGCGAAGGCATCGGGTGTGGTTGTTGACGAAGGCGGTAATAACGTGTCAAGAGCTACTTTCGACCGTGTTCTCCGTAACCTTCCCACAAAGTATCTGCAAAGAAGAAGCGATCTTCGTTTCTTCTCAGGTTCTGGTGTGGTTCAGGATGCTATCTATAGCCTTGGTAACCCCAACAGCGCAACCGCTGCTACTGCAGGCGCTCCCTCGCCAGCCTCAACCGCTGGTGACGCTGCTTATCTGCAGGGTGCAATGTATGCAAATGGTGGCCCCGGTTCAACTGGCCTCGCTCCATTCGGTATTCCACTGGTTGAGATTCCTCTCATGCCAGAGACTGTTTCGGGCGACTACTCTGGCGCTGCTGGTTCACATGGTTATGTGGAACTTACCTTCCCCAATAACAAGGTGATCGGTATCCACAGAGATATCACTCTCTACCGTCAGTTCAAGCCCAAGACTGACACTATTGAGTACACTCAATTCATGAGAGTCGGCTGCAACATTGAAAATGCTGCTTCCTACGTCATTGCAAAGAACGTCAAGCTTCGTACTCTGTGATAATGTAGTCCAATTAAGTGGAGGCCCCAGCGAAAGCTGGGGCTTTTGCTTTATATAGAACTTTTTCTATGATACAATTTGTAGTTATGGAAGACAATATTGTTAAATCATCGGATGTTAATCCAAAAGAAGAAAAGACAGATCAGCCTGTTAAAAAGTCGCCAGCGAAGCCAAAGAAGGTCGTTTCTGAGCGCAATCCTAATGAAGAAGTAGCTTCTGCTCCTGATGGACATAAGTTTGTTTATTATGCATCTGGTGCTGGCTATGTAACATCTTCTGGATTTAGATTCTCTGAAGATAAAAGAATTCATCTATTAAAAAATGAAGAAGCAGATCACCTTCTTCAGTTCCCAAACTTTAGACTGCCTGATCAACTAGAACTTATTGAATATTCAAAGGAGATTTAATAAATGCCGGGTTCAGCTACTGACTATTTAGAAAATAAACTTATAGATCACACGATTGGTCCGACTGCGTATACAAGACCTGCTGCAGTGTATATTTCTTTATATACGGTAGCCCCATCAGACGCTACGGCGGGGACAGAGGTTACTGGTGGTAGTTATGCAAGGCAGGTAGCTACATTTGCAGCAGCCGCTGCTGGTGCAACTACCAATAACACTATTATCGACTTTACTTCGATGCCAGCGGCTACAGTGGTAGCTATCGGTATAAACGATGCATTAACCGCTGGTAACTTACTATTTTGGTCTACATTGACTACATCTAGAACTACAGTAGCCGGAGATACTATACGAATAAACTCCGGTGCTTTATCGGTTTCATTGGATTAATATGCTTAGAAGAGAAATACTTGGTAATGTTGTATCGACAACAATAAACGTAGCTCTTACAAACGTAGGTACATCAATATCATTATTGAATGGAACTACATTTCCCACAGGGGCAACAGCCCCTTTTGTCATAGTAATCGACAGAGGAACGATTAATGAAGAAAAAATATTAGTAGCCTCTAGAAGTGCAAA